AGTACTAGTGGTAAATCCGCAACCAAAGCAGAAGCTTGTTGTTACTTCTTCACTAACCTGCTGTTCATAGCAAGCATTTCCTCCACAACGTGGACAATCTATCATCTTTTCCATTACTATAGTTTTTGTAATTTTGGTAGTTCTACTTTTTTAAGTTGTGGTAACTCTATCTGCCTAGCTTGGGGTGCTCCTACCTTCTTAAGTTGCGGTAGTTTTAACTGCATCTGTTTAGGGAACTCAGGAATAGACTGTGTAAGAATGGTATTTAACGTATCTCTCATACTTTCATATGAAAACTGTGTTCTACTCTTATGGCCCTGTCTCTTAGCTAAAGTTTTCCACTTTTCGTAATTATCATAAACATCTTTATAGGCTCTTCCTACTTCAATTGGATCAACACTAAACCATGAACTCTCTCTCAAGATCATTTTATCAACTGATGCTGAAGGATGTACTTGTGTTAGATTTCCTCCTATGTACTTAACAAATTCTCTATCTAAGAAGTCAATGTGTCCTGACCAGGCTGATGTTATAATTGGCTTATTTACTAAACTAAATTCTAATAACGGTCTTCCAAATCCTTCCCCTTTGGTAAGGGAAACCATTGCTTTTATTTTACCGTGATTGTATAATTCGTTTACCTCAGCATCTGTCATCTCTCCATGAAGTACATATATGTTTGGTAAATCTCCTTTTACTGTTTTTCTTATTATATCAATCTTATCCAGTACAGCTTCTCTATCCATAATAGATGTCCCTGAACCTGCTTGTACTTTTAATACTAAGGCTGGTCTTTTTACTTTAGGCTTATTCTTAAACGTTTCTAAGAAAGACTTAATTGTATATCCAATATTCTTTCTATCCTCTCCTACTGCTCCCGGTAACCAATGTCCTACTGTTAGGAAACAGAATTGTTCATCAATCTCATCTAGATCTAATTTAACTGGAAGAGCTAAGGGTGTATATTTTCTTATATCAGCTCCTTCAAATAAAACCTCTACTCTACTCTTTAAGCTTATCTCCCCTATTACTTGTTTATTACTATCTTGTTTAGTAAATTTACTTTCTTGAAACACTTTCTTAGCGTGCTCAGAAGATACTATTACTAAGTCCATATTATTACATCCTTCAATCCATGAAGCATCGCAAATGGTGGTTTCAATTCCTGCTGTTACTCCAATGTTATATTTACCAACCTTTTGGAATTCATTCGGTACAGTAATTTGAATCCAGACATCTGGCTGTTGGTTCAATCCTGTAACTATTCTAGATGCTAGAGATTCGTTTTGATGATCTTTTAAATATCCAAATCTTGTATTGCCCCATCTCTGAGACATTATTCTTACTTCGTATTTATCTAGGTCAATAATTGATTGTACGAAATCTCTTGCTCTTGCTCCGTATCCTGAGTAGGTGTCAATTGGGCAACTTACTACTAATGTGGGTTTGCTCATAACTAGTATATTAATTTATGTGTGATATATTTTTTTGGTCTGTCAGCTACTTTATATAGGTCGTATCTTGATCTTGGTACAAACTTTTCAAATGTTTCATCCATTGCTTCAATAATGTTTTCACACATCTGTCTTGCTGACATTCCTGATTCGTCTGATGTTACCCATTCCCTAGCTAATAAACCTCTTCTTGTTCTTTCTTCTTTACCCATGTTATAGACTTCTAATAAAGCATTAGCTACGTCTTCTGGTTTACATCTATCATCAAAGATATAAGGAGTTGGAACTGAGCCAACCATTGAAATGTTTGAAGGAAATACAGGGATTGCCCACTCTCCACACTCCTTATATGTTCCTCTATGATTTGAAGGGAAGTCTGGGGTGAGGTCAATCCACTTACCATTTTCATCTGTAAATCTCATTTGATCTTGCATACCTCCTGTTACGTTGGCAATAATCATTTTACCTGCCATCATAGTTTCAGTTAGAGATAATCCCCATCCTTCATTTGAAGTGATAAGCATTCCTACGTCTGCTATATTATAAAGTAAGTTCATTTGTGCAGTATCTAATCTCTCTTGTGAGAAGAATACATTTACATAACTGTCATCACAAATTGCTTCTCTTACTGCATTAAGGTCTGTACCATTTTCATCTACAGCTTGTGTGTGCATTACTAAGGCACATTTCTTAGCTTTCTCCTCTCCAATTAAATCACAGAACATTCTATAAGATAGAATTACGTCTCCTGGAGATTTTCTTCTAATGTTTCTAGAGTTGAAGAATGCTACGAATTCAATGTCTTTTCCTTGAAATAAGTCTTTCTTAAATTCACCTAACACTTCTAATTGTTCTACTGAGGTCATAGGAAAGAAATACTTTTCATTTATTCCATGAGGAATGTATTTAATAATTTTATCTTTAGCTTTTTCTCCTAAAACTATTTCATTAATATTTTTAGTTTGTTTTGAGATTGCCATTAGTAAATCACATGACTCGTAGTACGGTTTGTTGTAAAGCGGTGCTGGATAATCATCCCAAATGTTTAGGTAGTAGATTGGAATTGAATTTCTAATCTCTCTTTCGATTTCAAATAACCAAGTCCAGTATCTTGGATCTGTAAAAATGAAAATTGCATCTGGCTGTTCCTGGCTAATTAGTCCTCTAATCTGCATTGCATCTCCGTAACCGTTATTAGGAAGTACTTTTACATCCGAATCTTCTAACCCTGCTATTTTATTTACCTCTGCTGAGATATCAAAACCTTTTCCTGCTTCAGGATGATTAAGAGCCGCTCCTAGATTAATCCAATTAAAGTGTTGAGATGTTCCAATAACAATCTCTCTGGCCATAGTTGCGATACCGGAATGCATCCTAATATCATCGCATAACAGAAGAATCTTTTTACGATCCTCTTTCTTAACATAACGAAATTTTTCTTTCATGTAACTATTTTAATTTAATATTTGTTTGTGTGTGAAGCTTTTGTTTAAAGCTATCTTCTGTAAGATATAAAAAAATTGCTCTGTCTACAAGCTTTTGTAGAGAAAATTTATGCCTTACGCATTGTTCTTTGAATTCCTGTAGAAGATCCTCTTCTACTTTAACTGATGTTAATTTTTTGCTAGTGTTAATCATTTCTATAGTTTATAATTTATATACATATATAAATATACCCTTATCCTAAAACACCTGCATGACAGTGCTCTGTTCCTTTAAACTCGCAAAACATACAGTTTGATCTTGAAGGAGTCTTATCATACTCTTTATCAATATACTGACCATGACTATCAAAGGCATCGTTAATAAATTTTGTAAGAGCAGTTGTTGCTTGACCTCTTTTGATCTTTCCTGAAGGAGGTACAAACTCTTGAACTCTTCTTCCCATTGCGGCAAATTCTGGATCTTTAGGAACTTTTCTCTTTACAATAAAGTATTTTACATCTACCTTATCGACATCTATGTCAAATTGTCTTGCCAGGAATTCTTTATAAAGAAGTAACTGTGCTAGCTTTTTATCGTCTTTCTTTGCCCAATCATTCCATCCTGAGGTTGATGTTTTGATATCTAGAATAATATATTTGTCATCTTGGTCGTCATATAGAACAATATCGATATATCCTTTAAAGAATACATTCTCGGCTATTTTATGTATAAGAGGAATTTCTACTCCAACAAGCTTGTAGTACTTGGTACCGAAGTAAACAGAGCGTTTCTTACGAACGTACTCTAGAATTTCAATACCATCATTATGAAACTCAGATAACTCTTGAGAGGTAGAGAAATGTTTCCCATACTTTTCTTTCTCTTGAGCATAAATTGTTTGCATCTTCTCCAGTAAGAGAGTATTCAAATCCATTTAATTTGACTTCTTTACTGTTCCTTCATAGAGTTCTGTTAACCATTCCTGCATCACTTCGTGTACTGCTGTACCAAAGACTGTATGAATGGAAGGCTTATACTCTTGTAATCCTTTAACATACTTTAATGCCCATTGATGAGGACAGGTATTATATGCTAGAGTTTGACTATACGATATGGATTTGCTGATATTATAATCTATAACTGGATTACAGAAGTCTCTTATCAGGCTTACCTGCTTAAGAATTTTCTTGGCCATCTTTTAGTCTTTTGATTTCTCTTTTTAAATACCATAAAGCTTTTTCAAGCTCCTGAACTGTTTCGTCTTTCTTTCCAGCTCTTGAAATGTATTTAACAGTATTTCCTAAACAGAAACCTAAGTTCCAGGCCTCAATAACTTTTATAGCTTCGTAGGGATTATCTTTCCCTCCGTATTGGTTTGGGTGATTTACTAATTCTTTCTTTGGACTTGGCTCGTCAATAGTAAAGATTGCTTCTCTTTGATTCATAATAACATTTTTATATAACTATAATATAAGAAAAAAGGCCTGTAAAAACAAGCCTTAGTTTAATTATTTAGCAAAATATAATGCTGTGGATAGACTCACAAAAGAGAGTACCTTATACCAAAATGTTTTGTTTCTTTGTCCTTTTAATTCTTTTTGCAAATCGTCAGTCATATTTTTATACTCTCCGATTTGTAGATCTTTTTGACCGATAATGAATTGGTTGTTCTTATCCTTATCGTTTAGAAGTCCAATGATATTATCTTTTTGTACTTCTCTTTCTTCTAGCTTAATAACTTTTTCTTGAGTAAGTTTTAATTCTTGCTTACATCCATCATAGCGTACTAAGTCTTTTGCTGCTTGTCTTGCTACCTTAGTTGGTATGCAAACCTTCGTTGTATCTGTTTGTGAAAAAGAATTCAAGCTCAGCGTTAGAAAACTTATCAACAGTATTAATTTTTTCATCTGTTTGTTTTTTTACAATTGTTATGGTATTATCTATGTGATGTATTTCTTTTGTAATAGAGATTACATTCTCTTTTACTGAGTCAATCTTAGTATCAATTTGTTTGTTGACTACTTGTGCTGAATCTACTTTAGTTTGTATTGATTCTATTTTAGCTTTGTATCCTTCAACGTCTGTTCTAATACTGCTTGTAGTAAATATATTGTAACCAATTAATACAATTACTAAAACCAATAATAAGTTTTGCTTATTTTGTAACATCTCTGTCTCCTTTATGTTTATCTAATCTGTCTAGTATTTGTGCTACTAGTTCGTTTTTTACTATACCTACCATTGAGGCATTTTTCAATATAGAGATTAACTGGAACACTAAGAAGGGAGCCATAATAGTCTCACTTAACCAAGATGTTCCAGTAAATCCTTTTTCTATTGATAAGATGGCCGCTAGCATTACTACCCAGAAACCAAATGTTTTTAATACACTTAATGCTTTATAAGTCTGAAAACCTTCTCTCTTAACTCCTGCCCATATGCCAAAGAAGCCATCAGCGAAGATAACCAACCCTACTGCTAGGAATTGTTCGATGTTGTCTGCTGTTAGGTGCATAAAATATGTACCGATAAATGCTAATGCTGTTGTCAATGATAATGTAATTAATAGTGATGTTTTCATCTTATATTTACCTATTTAACGTATTCGTAATATTTTTTAGTTTTCTCTGAACGATCTGCTAATCCATGAGTACCACCGTTAATTCTTTTTGTCAATTCTAAAATTGCTGCATCGTTGATTCCTTTGTCACATATTGACCACAATTTGTTTTTGTCAAAGAAGAACATAGCTGACTCAAAAGAATAAGTTGTTGCTACTAGATCTGGATTAGTCATAATTTCTGGCTTGTTTAAATACTTAGCAAATGCTGCATAGTTTTCTTTACCAGTTAATTGAAGAGCACCTCTTCCTCTAAATTTGAAACCATCTCCTGAAGCTTCTGCTCCATTACCCATTCTTGATGCGTAAACTCTATTGGCAATCTTCTCTGGATTTCTAGCGTAAGATTCTTCTAAGTTACCTGGAAAGTATTTTCCAAAGATACCTTGAAGTCCTTGTGCCGAATAGTTTAAGTTTTCTGAGAATGCTTTAAATCCTCCAGTTTCGTGTGCTGTTTGAGCAAAGAAATGTGCTGCTCTTACTGGAGTTAGTTTATAAAACTCCATTGCTTTTTTCATTGTTCCAGGACCAAAAGCTCCATCTGCTCCTACTCCAATTTTTTCTTGTAAACTTTTTAAGCTCATAATCTAATTTTTATTCTTCGTTATTGTTTTCTTTTTTGCCATTTTTAAACCCTGCAAACTTCTCCAATACGTCTGGAAGGAATGAACCTAACGTGATGTACATGAATGAATCAAAGATGTACTCGTTTAATTCTAATGCTCTACCCATGTACCCTGTTACAAGGTCTACACCAATAGCAATTACCATTACCATGAATGACATGAATCCAATTACAACTTTTTCATTGTAATCATTTGATTTTTTAAAGATACTGAAAAATCCCATAAAATAATTTTTTAATTTAGTTAGAATATAACTAATTGGTAGTAACAAATTTTTCATAGTAACCGCTTTGATTTCTAATAAATAGCACAAAAAAAAGAGGCACAAGGCCTCTTTGATGTTTAAGTAAAGTCTGATTTATTCCTCAGAGTTCAACCCTTTTAATTCCTTTGGAAGAAATTCTGTATTGACATGGCCGCAGGCCTTGCACGCGAATACCGGAATAGGCATGTAGGTTGTTTGACCTGTACCTGTAAGGATCCCGCTTGCCTTTCTAATGTGAAGGGCTTCTTCAAAGAAAGTCTTTGAACATTTCTCGCATTCTACCGGAAGTGTTTGATCAATCGATAGATTCATTCTTGGTTGTTGTTCCATTTTAAATTTGTTTTGCATTGCATAATTCATCTATCTTTGTAGCATCGGCTGCTATTTGAAAGACAGTGGCCGGTGAAAGGTTTGGACCCTCCTTTGATATTTGAAGTACTTTTGTTAAAAGTTCTTTAGTAAGAGAGGTATGGTCACTTGCCTGTAGTATTTCCACAATAATGGCCACGCTTCTTTGCTGTTCTGTATTCTCAACAAAGGAAGGCTTCTCTCTTAACTCCTCGTACTTGGCTCTTGAATCTGACATTAATTATTTTTTCTTAGGGTAGTACTTTCTTTTTTTCTTAGGCTTGATTACTTCTGCAACTACCTCAACCTGTACCGGTGTTGGTTCTGGAGATATCTTGTTAATCTCTTCAACTAAGGTATCGTGTGCTTCTACTACTTTTTTCATAGACTCTACCTGCTCTGTTACTTTCTCTTTCTTAACAGGCTGGTCGATAGGAAACTCTGGTTTCTTTTTCTTAACAGTTTTTTTAGGTACAACTGGACGTAAGTCTTTGTTGTACAGTTCTTTTGTTAGCTCCGCTAATTCTTGGGCATCTAAGTTGTTATCAAAGTCTGCTTTGAATTCCGACATGGCTTTTGTTCCTTTTTGCATATGATATGCAATGAAAGCAGCTACTGCTATAATAGCAACTACTAGGGTAATTAATTCAAAAATTGTCATATGTTTGTTTATTGGTTAAAATTTTCGCGTGACACCTTCAGTGAGGAGGTTTTAACGCCCCCTCCCCTTCCGGTCCCTTCTTATTTACTCTCTGCTGTTGAAGCTTTTCTGTAATCTGTGATTAATTTCTTAACCTCTCCAATAGACTTTCTAGCTTGTGCTTGCGATTTTTTAGTAGTTCCGTTATGGCTTGCTACAAAACTTTGATACAATTCATCGATTTGTTCGAATAATTCTTGCTTGTTCATTTTTATTTGTTTTTGATTAATATTACATAAACTGAGTAGGATATATCCTCTTGTTTATCTTTTGGTTTTATGTTAGTGATTACACATTCTGTAATTAACATTGTTCCTGCTACTGATGCTGCATTCTCCAATGCCAGTCTTGTTACTTTAGTTGGATCGATAATACCTTGTGATAGCATGTCAACATACTCTCCTACTCTAGGATTGAATCCTTGCCATTTGTTTTGTGCAAGTAAAGTTTCTTCTCTACTTTCAATTGTCTCTTGAGTCTCTCCTGCATTCAATAAGATTTGTTCGAATGGCTTTCTGATTGCTCTCATTACAATATCAAATCCTTTTTCCTGATCTGGATGAGATGCTACTAGTGGATTTTCTCTTAAGAAGAAAGATGCATTTAGTAAAGCAATTCCTCCACCTGGAAGTATTCCTTCTTGAAGTGCTGCTTTAGTTGCATGAAGAGCATCATCTACTCTGTCTTTCTTTTCTTTCATTTCAACTTCTGTATGACCTCCAACATGAATCATAGCTACTCCTCCAATAAGTTTTGCTAATCTGTCTTGTAAGATTTCAATCTCATAAGGTGAAACTGTATTCTCGATTTGTTCTTTTAACTCTTCGATTCTTTTTGTAATAGCTTCTTCAGTTCCTTTACCATCTACAATAGTAGTATCATCTTTTCCTACTGTTACTTTTCTAGAGTTACCAAACCATTCTAAGTTGAATTTATCCAACTTCATTCCTTTCTCTTCCGATACAACTGTACCTCCTGTAAGAGCTGCAATGTCCTCAAGCATAGCTTTCTTCTTGTCTCCAAACTCAGGAGCCTTAACTGCTACTACTCGTAAGATACCTCTCATTTTGTTTACAACTAAAGTTGATAAAGCCTCTCCATCAATATCATCTGCAATGATAAGTAAGTCTTTGTTTTGTTGTGATACTGATTCTAATAATGGAAGTAATTCTTTTATTGCTTGAATTCTTTTATCTGTGATAAGGATTAAAGGATTGTTCAATACTGAGGTCATAGTATTGTTGTCTGTAACAAAGTATGGAGATTTGTATCCTCTATTGAATTGCATACCCTCTACAGTCTCTAAATAAGTTTCTCCTGTCTTAGATTCTTCAATAGTAACTAATCCATCTCTACCAACTTTCTCCATTGCTGTTGCAATAAGATTTCCTACTTCTGGATCGTTGTTACCTGAGATTGTTGCTACTTGTTTGATTTGTTCTTCGTCAGTAACTTCTTTAGAATAATCCTCTCTTAGGTATTGGATTACTGCTTTAGTTGCAATATCAATTCCTCTTTTAACTTCTACTGCATTTGAGTTTTCTAGTTCAGATAATCCCTGACTGTAAATTTCTCTTGCAAGTAATGTTGCTGTTGTAGTACCATCTCCAGCTAATCTAGCTGATTCGATTGCTACTTGCTTTACAGCTTGTGCTCCAGTATTTTCAATTGGATCTTCCAATTCTACTTCTTTGGCTACTGTTACACCATCCTTTGTTGATGTTGGGTTTGCTCCTTGTTGTTGAATAAATACATTTCTACCTGATGGTCCCAATGTACATACTACTGCGTCTGCTAGTTGGTTTACTCCTGATAGTAACTTTTCCCTAGCCTCTTTTGAAAAACTAATTTGTTTTGACATAACTACTCTTGTGTTGTTCTGATTGTTGCTAAAATTTCTCTGTCTGGTGTGATAAAGTACTCTTGACCTTCGAAGTCGATACGGATTGTTCCTGCTTTAGGAATCAATACAATGTCTCCTACTTTAGCTTCTACTCTAATAAATTGTCCAAACTCAGACTGGCGTCCTGGACCTACGGAAATTACTTCACCCATTTCTGGTCTTTCCTTTCCCATATCCGGAATAATAATACTTCCGAATCTTTCTTCGCCTGATTCAACAGGCTTTACAATAACTCTGTCGCTGTTAGCGGATAACGTTTGTGTCATAAACTTAATTTAATTAATAACTTGTTTTAGTAATATATGAATAAATATCTAAGGAAACAACTTCTAATGACCTTCTGCAAAGTTATTTGCTATTTGCGGTGGTGCTTTAAGAGTTACTCCTGGTAGTTGTGTTGTTAATTCCATTAACTCTTGAACGTAAGGCATGAACATTTCTGCTTGATCTTCTCTTACATTTATGATTAACTGGTCATGAATCTGAGCTTGTACTCTAGCATCTATTCCTAACTCTTTTGCTTTTCTATTAATTTGAATTGCTGCTCTGTTTACAACCGCCGCTGCTAGTGATTGTAGTTGGTAGTTCAAGCAGTTGTTTAATCCATTTCGATAATCTCTATACATTTGCATTACAGGATCTTTTCCGTATTGCTGCTCAAGACTCTTTCTAAATCTCCAATCTAATACTTGATCTCCAAACTTTTCAAAGATAAGTTTTACTTTAGGTAAGTGTCTAATTCGTCCTACTTTATTTTGTATAAAGCCGTGTCTCTTTACTTGCTCTCTAGAGTTAACTCTCCACTCTTTTAGTTGAGGAAAACCATCTAGGTAACCTGCTACTAAAGTGTCTGCCTCTTTCTGAGATATGTTTAGAGTCTTTGCTAAAGCATATGCTTCCATTCCGTATGCAATTCCTAACGAATAAGCCTTAGCTTGATTTCTTTTTACTGGATCTAGCTTCTTTAAGAAGATAGGAGACTTAGTATCAGGTGAAACACCATTCGGATACTTTATTTTATCTTGATCTAGCTTCTCAGTTCTTATAGCAACAGTAGAATAAAAGTCCCATCCGTTGTTAAAGATCTCTTGAAGATTAATATCACCTGCTACAGAAGCAAAGCAGTGAGGTTCTAGGGAAGTATAGTCATTATCGATTAACTTTCTTCCTTCTCCTGCAATTAAGAACTCTCTTACTACATTTGTATATTTTACAAGTAGTGGAGTATCTTCTCCCTCTTCTTTAGGTTTAGGTAATTGCTGAGCATCTGAACCATATCGTCCTGATACTGTACCGTTTTGTTTGTAGTAGAAGTAATATCTTCCATCCTCTTGTCCATCTAAGAACCTATCGATATAAGTTGACTTAATCTTCAATAACTTATTGTACGTTCTAAGATTATTTGCCCATTCGTATGTCTTAGATAACTCCTCTAACATATCCATATCAAACTGATCTTGACCTTTCTTAGTCTGAGTAAGAGGTTTAATTCCCATATACTTGAATGCAATCTCACCTAAGTGTTTCTTTGATTGAATATTCAAATACTCTCCTTCGTTCTCTTCCTTCCACATCGACATAGAGATTCTAACAACTTCCATTTCATCCAGTAGGTTTAAGTCTCCTGTCAGTAAGAATTGCTTTATATTACTCTCTTCTAACTCTTCAATAGCTTTTTTAGTTAAAGAATACTTTCCAGTCTTCTCGCTTCTCTCTAATGGAAGAGAATGAAGCATGATTAAATTCTGTGCCCAGTTACCTTTATGGGAAGGAGGGTAAGTATAGAGTGCTGTGTCGACTACCCATTCCTTTGCCTCTGGAATACTTAGTATGCTATCAATTACTATCTTCTTATTCGACTGCAGGTCATTTGTAATATCATCTCTAGTCTTTTCTAGTAACGGAAGATTTAATGCTACTCCTATCTCTTCCATTGGAACAGTTACTTCTTTGTAAAGAGGCATTACTTCTTCTTCAAAGAAGAATTTCTCTAGTCCTTCCTCCTTTAGTGCTTTTAAGAAGTGATTACAAACCCTTAGGGTTAAATCCGTATCGGCAGCAGCATACTTGGAAAGGATTACCATGTCTGCTTTATAGATTTCGTAAAGATCTTTTGTAGTTGATCCTCCATTTGCTTTAATAGATTCTTTTAACTCTACTTGTTCTTTATTGGCTGCTTCTTCTACATTCAATCCAATCTCTTTCTGAATAGAGATTGCTAATGCTTTTAGTCCAAATACTCCCATACCGGCTCCTTCTTCCTGCACTGTATGCACAAGGAGAGCTGTATCTACCCAAAGATCTTCTAATAAAGATACTCCGTAATAGTTCTTAGTTATTCGGCAGTCAAAGGAAGCATTATGCATTACTAGTTTCTTACCCTTAAGCAGCGGGAGTAACTTTTTAGTAATACCATGTGCTCCTTTTCCGCCGATAGTACATTCCTCTAATTGATTTGTTTCTGTATTCCATTTCTGAGTTGGAAGATAGAATCCTATTCCTTCTTCTCCTGATACGGACCATCCTACGATTCCATCTCTTCTTACATTCAATCCAGTTGTCTCAGTATCATAAGCAAGAACCTCTGACTGATTAATATGTTCGATAAGGAGATTAACAGTCTCAATACTGTCAACGTGGTAGTACTTTTTTTCTATTTGCATATTAATTTCTTTGTCTGTTTAATGCTGGTATTCTATCTAAGTGTTTATAGAAGTCATGTAACATGGACTCTTCTAATCCTTTCTGTAAGTTAATAGGAAATTTATAACCTAAAAGCTCTACATGTTCGTTTGAGGTAGGGAATACATACACCTCTATCTCTTTGTATTCTTCTTTTATCTGTTTTCTAATAAAATTGTTTCCTTCATTACTCACACATTTATACTGTATGTTAATTCTATTATGCAGATTTGCAGATTGACCTATCTTTATAACCTCGTCTTTATGTACCAATAAGTATACCCCTGGTGTTTTTAAAGTATTTTTATCTACTACAAATTTAGTATCTACTCCTTGTTTAAGCCTGCTGCTAGTAAAAATGTCTGCTGCTTTGTAAAAGCCTTGGCTTTCCCAATACTTTACATGATTCATAAAATAATATTCCATAACCTTTTTTGTTTTTATATCTTATAAAGATAAGAAAAGAGCTGCGGTTAAGCAACTCTTTTGTGTTAAAATTCCCCGTAAAGGTCAAATTTTTCTGGCTCTGGAGGCGTCCAGGTAACTGTCTGTGTTCTTATAGCATATAGTTCTCCTTTTAATGGTTCTAATCTGTAAGCTCCTTTAAACTCTGTTGCTCTCATATAAGCTGTTAGAGTTGGTACTAATCCTTCGATTGTAGTAGAAGGAGCTTGAGGCCATGCTCCTCTCCATTTATCCCCTGGCGGGAGTCTTTGAGCAATAAGCTCTAATACCTCTTCTTGTCTTGAATTCTCTTTCATTATTGGCGTAATGTTTTTTCCATTCTACAGTGGATATCTGTAAAGAATCCTGGAATTAATTCTTTATGTGAAGCTCTGATTGGATTGATGTCTAATCCTCCTCTACGAGTATATAGACATGCTACCATTAATTCTTTTGGATCATAAGCTTCTTTTAAATGCATGTAGATCATTTCACAAATCTCTTCATGGAAGTGACTTACTTGTCTATGACTTACAATATATTTTGCTAATGATTGTAGGTTAGGAACAATTCCTGCTTTAGGTTTAATATGAATAAATACATCACCCCAGTCTGGTTGATTTGTTACTCTACAATTTGATCTTAGAAGATTGGACTGTACTTTTATTTCTCCTATTTCAAAATCTTCATCTGTTTCATCTGCTTCCAATTGTGTTGCATCTGAATGGTAAGAAGTAAATTCAATTGCATTTAAGTCAACTAAAGCATCTAGTGGTGCATATCCTTTAAAAGAATAACTTGGAGTATAGTCTGAGGTAAACATCTCTACTTCTACTTCTGTTTGTAATAAGTCAGATAAATCTTTCTTTACTCTTTCCTTTAGTAAAGCAATACATTCGTGATCTGTATCTCCCAATTGAGTCATATTGAATGAATTCAAATATAATTTAATTGATTTAGACTCTACGTGAAGTTTTGAATCGGCTGGATACCAAATCTTTAACATC